TACATTGTTTTTGAAGAAGGCGATAAGTTAAAAATAACTACTCAATCTGCAAGCACATTCAGTTTTATAGCAACATTTGAAGAAGAGGGGTTGACACGAGCATGACCTACCTTGAACTTGTAAACGATGTACTCGTAAGGTTGCGTGAGACAGCAGTTTCTACTGTTTCCGAAACATCTTATTCAACTCTAATTGGAAAGTTTGTAAATGATGCCAAGCGTCAGATTGAAGATGCTTATGCTTGGAATGTTCTAGGCACAACTATTACGCTATCTACTACTTCTGGCACATATTCTTATGCCTTAACTGGTGCTGGTCAAAAGTTCCAAGTTATTGATGTAATCAATGCAACAAGCAACATTGGTATGAAGAATATTGATTTTGCTTCAATGAATCGCAAGCAGAATTTCTCTACTCCAGTTAGCGGCATTCCATACGAATTTTGTTTTGATGGTGTAAATGCTAGTTACGACACCAAGGTAACTCTTTACCCACGCCCTGATGGTGTGTATAGCATCCCATTTAGCTTAACAGTGCCACAGGCTACATTAGCTTTAGACGCAACTGTTGTTGCTATTCCTGATGTTTTGGTGGTTCAGAATGCCTATGCTCGTGCTTTGGTAGAGCGTGGTGAAGATGGTGGTTTGTCTTCATCTGAGGCATACCAGTTGTACAAAGCTATGTTGGCTGACTATATTGCTTTGGAAGGCACTCGTTATCCTGAGAATCAGGAGTTTGTGTCAGTATGAGTCAACCAATACAAACCTTTAGCATTTCAGCGCCAGCACTATATGGGCTGAATACGCAAGACTCACCTCTTGATCTTGCGGCTGGATTTGCTTTGGTTGCAACAAATTGCATCATTGACCAGTATGGTCGTATGGGTTCACGCAAAGGTTGGTCTAGGGTTAATGCGTCTAGTGGAAATCTGGGCGCTAATGATGTCAAAGTCATTCATGAGTTAGTCCAAGCTGATGGAACTTTAACTGTATTGTTTGCTGGCAACAACAAGATATTTAAGTTAAGTTCAACTAATACTGTTACTGAACTTACCTATGGGGGGGGTGGTACTGCTCCAACCATTACTGATAGCAATTGGCAATGTGCATCATTAAATGGCATTACCTACTTCTTTCAGTCTGGTCAAAATCCTTTGATCTATGACCCTGCTGTATCAACTACAACCTATCGTAGAGTGTCTGAGAAGACGGGCTATGTAGGTACTGTGCCTGATGCCAATATTGCAATCTCTGCTTTTGGTAGATTGTGGGCGGCAAATACAACAACAAATAACTCTACTGTCTATTTCAGTGATTTGATTGCTGGTCATGTTTGGTCAACAGGTACATCAGGTTCTTTGAATGTAGATCGTGTATGGGCGAATGGCGCTGACCAGATTACAGGTCTTGCCGCACACAATGGATTTTTGTTTATATTTGGTAAGCGTCAAATCCTTGTTTATCAAAATGCTACTACACCAGCATCAATGTCATTAAGTGACACTGTTGAGGGTATTGGTTGCATTGCAAGAGACAGTATTCAGACTACTAGCACTGATGTGCTGTTCTTATCTAACTCTGGTGTCAGATCGTTGATGAGGACAATTCAAGAGAAGTCTGCTCCTGAGAGAGACTTGTCTAAGAACATTCGTAATGATTTAACAACTGTAATTGCTGGTGAGACATTGGCAAACATTAAGTCTGTCTATTCTGAGCGTGAAGCGTTTTACTTGTTGACTACACCATCTACATCTAGTGTATTTTGCTTTGACACTAAGGCTTATTTGCCTGATGGTGCGGCTAGAGTTACAACATGGGATTCGATTACTCCAACGGCTTTTTTATCTCGCCGTGATGGTAGTTTGTACATTGGTAAGAATGGTTACATTGGTTTATACAACACTTACCAAGACTATCAATCTTCATATCGTATGTTGTATTACACAAACCATGCAGACCTTGGGAATCAAAATCAAACTTCTATTTTGAAGAAGTTGTCTATTGTGGTTATTGGCGGTACAAATCAGGTTGTTACCTTTAAGTGGGGATTTGACTTTAAGACAAATTATTTGTCTGCTGACGATGCTATTCCAACTCAGGGAGAATCTTATTATGGTATTGCTGAGTATGGTGCTAATGCTACTGTAGTTGCAGAATACGCTGATGGCATTGCATTGCAAACTTTAACTGTTTCAGCATCAGGAAGTGGTAAGGTTGTTCAAACAGGTTATGAAACAGATATAAGTGGCACAGCATTGTCTATTCAAAAGATTGAAATTCAAGCCAAAAATGGCAAAGTAAGTTAAAGGAGTAACTATGTCAGACTACACAAAATCAACAAACTTTGCAACCAAAGATGCTTTATCTTCTGGTAATGCTTTAAAGATTGTCAAAGGCACTGAGATTGATACAGAATTCAATAACATTGCTACTGCTGTTGCAACTAAAGCTGATCTTGCAAGTCCTACCTTTACTGGTACGCCTACATTGCCTACAGGCACTATTGCAACTACGCAGTCTTCTGGTAGTAATACAACCACTATAGCTACAACTGCTTTTGTTCAAGCGGCAATTGCTTTGTTGTATCCAGTTGGGTCAATCTACACTAATGCAAGCGTCAGCACTAACCCTGCAACATTGTTAGGTTTTGGCACATGGACTGCATTTGCGGCTGGTCGTGTCATGGTTGGTTTTGACTCAGGCAATGCACTGTTTGATACTGCTGAAGAAACTGGTGGTAGTGCAGATGCAATTGTTGTAAGCCACACTCACACAGCAACAGTTACTGATGCTGGTCACTTCCATACCTATGACAGAGTAAGTGGATCTTCTGGTCAATCTGGCGGCGGTGCTTCTGTAATTAATTCATATCCAACTGCAAATACATCAACTGCAACAACTGGCATTACAGTGGCAAATTCTACAACTGGCTCAAGTGGAACTAATGCCAACTATCAGCCATACATTACTGTCTATATGTGGAAGCGCACAGCATGATGATTCAAGATTCTCAATTCCGCATTACTCATCATTTCAGTGATGGGTTGTATGCCAAAGAGTCATTCTTCACGGCAGGAATGGCGATCATGAAGCATACGCACAACTTTAGTCATTTGTCTATTTTGGCTCATGGCAAGGTTGCTGTATTGCGTGGTACTGAGATTGATATTGTTTCTGCGCCAGCTTGCATAGAGATTGAGGCTGGTGTAACTCATGGCGTAAAAGCCATTACTGATTGTGTTTGGTTTTGTATTCATGCCACAGACGAGAAAGACCCGTCTAAAGTGGATGAGATTTTGATTAAAGGGGATTGATATGCCATTTATAGCGGCGGCAAATTATTTAGGAGCGCAAGAACAAGCGTCTGCTACAGAGGCGGCGGCAAATGTATCTGCGTCGGCAATGCGTGAGTCGGCTAGGTTGGCGGCTGAAGCGGCTAAGTTTCGCCCTGTAGGGATTACTACTCGTTATGGTAGTTCTAACTTTCAGATGTCGCCTGAAGGCTACTTAACTGGTGCTGGATACAACCTTGCTCCTGAACTAAGAGGTTATCAAGATAGATTGTTGGGTCTTACTGGTGGTGCTTTAACGCAAGCAGAACAGGCGGGTCAACAGTATCAGCCACTGTCTCAAGCGGCTACAGGCTTGTTTGGTTTGGGTCAGCAGTATTTACAGCAAACTCCTCAACAGGTTGCGGCTCAATACATTCAACAGCAACAGGACTTGCTTGCACCTAGCCGTGAGCGTCAATATGCTCAGTTGCAGAACCAGTTGTTCCAACAAGGTCGTGGTGGACTGTCTGTAGGTGCTACAGGATTGCGTCCTAGTGGTATGGGTGGATTGGGTGCTACTACTCCTGAGATGGAAGCGTACTACAACGCAATGGCTCAACAAGATGCTCAGTTGGCGGCACAAGCACAGCAAGCTGGTCAACAGAATGTTGCGTTTGGTACAGGATTGTTAGGTAGTGGTGCTGGTTTGCTTGGACAGTATCAAGCTGGTCAGGTTGGCGCATTAAGCCCATTTACAGCTTATTTGGGTGCTGGTCAAACCCTTGAAGAACTTGGACAAGCGCCTTTGAAATTGGGTGCTGGTTTAGGCGGTCAAGCGGCGGCTTATGGTGGAAATGTTGGTCAGTCATTGTTGCAAGGTGGATTGGCGGCGGCTAGAACTCAACAAGCTGGTGCAGGATTTAGCCCTGAAGCTGGTTTGTTATATGGATTGGCTAACAGCCCAAGACTGCAAACTGGATTTGAAAAGTTGTTTAGTAGAAACCAACCATATGAAACTCTTAGTGGATATCAAGTTGGACCGCCACAGCAAGGACAAACTCAACCTTATGACTATAGTGGATATCAAGTTGGACCGACACTAGAAGGACGAGCTCAACCTTATGACTATTCAAGTTTTTAATTTAATGGACAAAAAATTTTAGGAATAATCATGGCAACCTCAGAAATTCTCGGTTTATTTACTACTCCTGAACAGTACCAACTTGCTCAACGTCAAGCGCAAGAGGCTCAAGCTATTCAGTTTGCAAATCTTGACCCAATGGCTCGTGCTAACTATGGGGTTTATCGTGCTGGTCAGCAGTTAGGTGGTGCTATTGGCGGGGCTTTGGGTGGTGAAGACCCACAGTTAAAGATGATTTCACAACGTCAGCAAATCCTTAAGATGATTGACCCATCTAACCCTGAGTCATATGCGCCAGCTATTCAAACGGCATTGCAAACTGGGGATACCCAAACTGCTTATCTGTTACGCAATGAGATGATGAAGTCAACTCAACAGGCTCAAGAGTTGAAACGTCAGGCTCAAGAAGATCAGTTAAAAGGTTTGCAAATAACTGATGTCCTTACTCAACGTGGTATGACTATGCAGACACAAGGTCTTACCAACATGGCTAATGAGTTGGTTAGTCAACTTATAAACCCTGATAAAACTATCAATGAAGAAGTCAAAGCTAAATTGCTTTCGTTCCCTCAAGGTCGTGCGGCTATATCTGAGCAAGCTAAAGTTCTTCCTGCTTTACGTCAGTTGGGTGCGCTTAGTGGTGCTATAGACAATCCATTTGTTGAGTTTACTCAAGATACAACAACTCCTAAAAATGTCTTGGTACTTGCAAAACAATTTGAGAAAGAATTGCAATCTGGAGTTCTTGATCCAGAAAAAGTATCTGATAAGTTAAAGATGTTGTCTTCGATGTCTCAAAGCATCAAACAATTTGAGCAAAATCAGGAACAGATAAAAGCTCAACAACAGATACTTAATGGATTTAGACAACAAGGTCTTGATAATTCTGAACAGAGTTTAGCCCTCAGAGAATCTTTAGCTAACTTGCAAATGCAAAATATGAGGATTACAACTCAATTAAGAGTTGATGAGGCTAATCGTAAAAAAGATGATGCTAAAACTAAGCCACTTCCTGCATCATTGCAAAGAGATGAAAGCAAAGACCTTGAGTTAGTTGATTCTTTATCTGCTAGAGCAGATGCCTTAGTTCCAGCAATTCAATCATTAACAATAGACCCTAAAACCAAAAAACCACCTTTGGAATTAGGATTAATAAATAATGCAAAATATATGGCGCAAAATGCGTCTAGTAATTCAACACCTGAAAGTCGTGCTTATGCGGCATTACAACGTGCTGTACAAGAGGCAACCAACTTAAAAACAGATGCGGCTAAAGGTGTACAAACAGACAAAGACGTTTTGCGATTTGCTAATGAACTGACAGCGGCATTTGGTGGAAATGACACTAAAACTTCTTTAGAGGCTTTAAATAACTTTTACAAATCAACTAAAAATGCTGAAGAAAAAACCAAGAGGCGAATTGATAGCAGAAGAATTTCGCAAAAAGTTGAGCCATATTATGGCGCTACTTCTGGCACAGCAAACAATCCAATCAAGTTAGACTAAAGGAAAGCATCATGGGTACTGTTTATGAATACAAGGGTACATCGTATGAATTGCCTGATGGGTTGACCAATGAAGCCGCTTTAACAAAGATTAAAGCAAGTTTGGGCGAGGCAGAGCCTGTGCCTGAAGTACAGCCTGAAGCTCAAACACAAACACAACCTGTGCAACAAGAACGAGGAATTGTTGATTCATTAGGTCGTCAAATTGGTTTGACTGCTAGAGCAGGACTTACTGGTCTGTCATATCCAGTAAATGCGGCTATGGATTTTATTAGTGGCGCATATAACGTAGGTGCAAATTTAGCTGGCTCTGAAAAAAGAATGGGATATTTATCTCAAGAGCAACAAAAAGGTTTTACGAGACTTGGTCTTCCAGAGCCTGAAACTGGGTTAGAGAGAGCTGTCCAAGCTGGTACTCAATCAATGGCTTCTGTTCCAGCTATTCCTGTGGCGGGAATGCTGAAGAATCTAGTACAACAGATTCCTGCGGCTGGAACGGCTGGATTGGTCGCTCAACCGACTATTGAAACAGTTAAAGAGATCACAAATAGTGATGTAGCGGCAACTATTGCTGGACTGAGTCTTGCGGCTCTTGTTGGTGGTGCTACTGGAAAAACTTCTGCAAAGATAACTGCTGAAAAAAATCCTATTGTTACTATGCAAGATGTGCAACAACGTGCTACTAGAGCATATACAAATGTTGATAATCTTGGCATTGAACTAAATCAGCAAGGTGCTAATACTCTATTAAGTCAGATTAACAATAGGTTAAGTGCTGGAAGATATTTGCCTGAAAATGCTCCTGAAATTCAAACAGTTTTAAATAGATATCAGACAATTATTGGGCGTGGCAATGTGTCTTTTGGCAATATTGACCAAATGCGTCAACTTGCAAATGATTTAAGAGTAAGTCCAGATCAAAACATTCGTAGATTAGCTGGCGAAATGACATCAGCCATTGATGACTATGTTGCAAAACTTTCGCCTTCTGATGTATCTGCTGGTGCTGGTGGAATTGACGAGGCTGTAAAAACAATTATGGGAGCTAGAAAAGATTGGCGCAATCTTAGTAGAGCGACTACATTGCAAAACATTTTAGATGTGGCAGATGCTCGTGCGGCAAATCCAAATGCTTCTGAAGGTGAGTTGATTCGTCAAGGATTTATCAACCTTGCCGCTAATAAAAATAAACTATCTGTCTTTACACCTGATGAGCAAAATGCAATTAAATCAGTTGCTAAAGGCGGCTCTCTTGACCCGATATTGTCATTCATAGCTAAGTTTGACCCAACAAGACGAAATGTTTTAGGTTATGGCGCAATTGCAGGGTCTGCTGTAAAGCCAGAATATGGTGTTCCTTTGGTATTGGCTGGAATGGGTTCAGAGCAAATGCAGAATTTTTTAAGAGCAAGAGCCGCACAAAAGGTTCAAAGTGGGTTGTTGTCTGGAAATATTAAGCCTCCTCCTCCTGACTATTCATTGCGTGGTGTTTTATCGTCTATTGGACTGCTGAATCAATAAGGACACAAAATTGATCCAATCTCTATTTGTCTTCTTGCGGCTGGCTTGGTCAAAAACATCCAAGCTGGCTGTGACCTCTATAAGCAAGCTAAAGAGTCTTTTGTTGAAATCAGGAATACTGCTAATGAAGTTGTTGCTATTGGCAAAGAAGTCAAAGGATTTTGGGGTTCATTGCTTAAACTATTTGGCGGTAGTCCCAAGCCTGAAGCTACAAAGTCTGTGGCAAAGGCTAAAAAGTCTGACTACGTTGCTGTTGACGAAACTCAAGTCAAAGCTGACATCGTTAAGAACCTGAGTGAGTTTTTCAAACTACAAGAACAGTTAGAAGCGCATATCAGGGAGTCAGAGGAGAAGGCTAGGACTGTAGTTTTTGCTGATGATGTGAACTTGATGGAAGAAGCGTTAAATAGGGTTTTAGCGCAACAAGAGATGGAGAGGTTGGTAGTTCAGATCAGAGAGTGCATGGTTTACCAATCCCCTCCTGAGATGGGTGCTTTGTATTCAGAAGTGTTCAGCATGAGAGACATCATTGCGGCAGAGCAGGAAAAGGCAAGGAAAAAGCGGGATGCAGAATCATGGCTACGAAAGGAAAGGGAGCGACTCCTAGCGGAAAAACAAGCATACCTGTTGGTAGCTTTCCTGTTCCTCCTGTACCTATGGATGGTAATAGGTCTGGTAAGCAAGATTGGGAGAACGTAATGGGTTGGATTGCCGCTTGTGTGCTTTTGGTTATGCTTCTACCTTTATTGGGTATGTTATACGTAGACGTATTACAGACAAAGCATGAAGCCAAACAACAGGTTGAGAAGGTCGAGAAACTCAGAAGGCAAGTAGAACAGCAACAAAAGAAAGGAAACAAGGATGAGTAAGCAACTAGAGAAAAATTCAGAGTACGACAAGTTTGATACTGACCACGATGGTGTAGTGACAGACGCTGAACTGGCAAAGTCTGAGCGCATGATTCAGATTGAAAATCTTGACAAAATGGCTGATCAGCAAAGGGTTATGGCTTGGGCGGCTTTAGGCGCACCTCCTGTTTTGATTGCATTCCTTGCTTCTGCTTGGGTTACGCTAGAAAAAGTCAATGCTTTGGCAGGACTTACCACTACTTACTGTGCGGCTATGGGTACGATTGTGGTTGCTTTCATGGCGGCACAAGCCTATGTTCGTGGGAAGACAAGCGAATGAGCCTGTTTAATCCTTGGGTGCTTCTAGGCATCCTGATGACTGTTTTGGGCGCTTTTGGCAGTGGTTATTACAAGGGTGGCGAGGATGAGAATGCTCGTCAACAGGTTGAAATAGCCTCTTTAAATGCCAAGGCTAGGGATACTGAGCAAGCAATGGCTAAAGTGGCTAATACGTATGGACAAACACTAAGAAAGGCAAATGATGTTGCAAAGGTTAAAGAAGCTAAGTTGCGTAATGATGTTGTGTCTGGCAAGCTCAGGCTGTTCATTCCTGTCAAAGCTCCCGACTGCCCCTTACAAGCCGCCCCAGATGCCCCCGTTGCCGTTGGAGATAACAGCGGAGAAGCATCAGCCGAACTTACTGGACAGGCTTCTGAAGACCTTATCGCCATCGCCAGTGAAGGAGATGCCGCCATCAGAAAGCTTAACTCCTGCATTGAGTCCTACGAAACCTTGAGGAACATGAAATGACTATCTACATTCCATTGCTTTACATTTGCATAGCATTGGAATGTAAGTTCTTTCAGT